CGGGCAAAGTCACACCTCCTGCCCCAATCCAGATTTCAGAACGATCTGTTTGGACGCTGGGACATCGACAGTGCAATATCCGAAGACGCGCAAATTCACGCTTACACGACAAGGCGTTCTGACTGGACACAATGGCTATGCTCAGGGCGCGGAGTGGAACTGTCAAAGTTTGGACGTGTAGACGTTTGCCCGGCTTGCGATTTTGCACGACCCGCATCCAAAAAAGAAAACCTGACCTGCTCTAATTGCGGTCATACAGCTAGTTCACTCGAATTTCACAAGGCGCAAATTGTGAAAAATGAACTCGGGAATGCAGATGCCTTTCCCTTTCTTGTCGGAGAGGATGTTGGTCGTTACTTTGCTTCGCCCAGTCGTTATATTGAAAAATCTGTTAGCGGCATAAACTACAAGTCCCAAGAGGTTTACAGCCGCCGAAGGCTCCTGATCAGAAAGACTGGTGTTGGAATAAAAGCTGCCATCGTCAACCAGCCAAGCATGACAAATCAAGTCGTTTTTCACTACTTTGAGAATCCCGCAATAGACGTGCCCTCCTTTTTCCTTTCCTATTGTTTAGGTGTCTTGGGGTCGCGCACTCTTCTTGCGTATCATCTCCGGACAAATGGCGACAATGAATGGCGGTCACATCCCTACATAACGCAGAAGGTTATATCTGGGCTGCCAATTCCGCTACCACTACATGGAACCGAAAGCTGGAAGCAGGCGAAGGCGATTGCGGCCCTAGTGGACTCTGCTCTAGCAAAGGGTAAGCTGGCAGTGAATCTTGATGTGAAAATTGAAGGGCTTGTTGCGGCTCAGTTTGGCTTCGACGAAAGCTCTTATTCGTGGGTTGAGAGCGTTCTCGACCAAGCAGAGTCGCTTGAACCGATCCGCGCATTGCAGCTAGCTGGTCGTTCGCGCGTCATTCCACGGTGGGTCGACTGAATGTCTTATCGCTACATCGGGAATAAATCGCGTCTCCTACGTCCTCTTGTCGAACGCATACGCGGGATAGTGCCTGAGGGTGCCGTTGTCGCGGATCTCATGTGTGGCACTGCAAGTGTATCCGAAGCCCTGCGGGTGGCAGGCTATCGCGTGATCGCTTCTGATATGATGTCGTATTCATTCCACCACGCTTGTGTTCGGCTTAAGCTCGACCGCCCCCCAACATTCGCCGCTGTCTCTCAGAATGGCTACCTCGGAGTACTTAATCAACTGGAGTCGCTCCCTGGCGCGCATGGTCTTTTCTTCCGCGAATACTCTCCCGAGGGCCAACCCAATAATGGCGAACGGCCACGGAAGTATTTTTCACCGGCAAACGCGGCAGCAATCGATGCTATAACTCAACAATTAAACGAGTGGCGCGACCTCGGGAAAATTACTGACCTCGAAAATTCCCTTCTGCGGCATGACTTGGTACTAGCGTCTAATCGCGTCGCAAATATTGCTGGTACCTACGGACACTATCGCTCTACCTGGAGCAATTCCTCCCTAGCCCAGCTTTCGTTGCGCCCTTCGACGTTTTTGTGGGGCATATCCACTGATCATCTCGTATATCAAGGCCAAGCCGAGGATCTTGCGCCATCAATTGCGGCAGATCTTTGCTATATTGATCCACCCTATATGAAGCGGCAGTATGCGGCTAACTACCATATTATTGAAACAGTCGCTCGGGGTGACGCCCCAGAGGCCGTTGGTGTGAGTGGGTTGAGGCCATGGCGTGATCAGTATTCTGATTTTTGCTCGAAGGTCCGCGTGCGGGACTCGTTTAGAAAAATTATTGGCGGAATGCAGTGCCAAACCTTTTTGATTAGCTACAGCGAAGATGGTCTTCTGAGCAAGGAGGAACTAATACAGCTTTTTTCAGAGTATGGACACGTTGAATTTGAGTGCCTGATACATCAACGGTTCAAGAGCAATGTCGGTGGCGAGGGCGGGACGGTCGAGGAGTATCTCTTTAAAATAACCAAGTAGGCTTCATTCAACATCGATGATCGTTGCAACATGGTCAGACCGCCACCGGATTACATACGCTTCGCCATTGATCTCAATTGCAAGCTCATTACCTGATATGTTTGCAAGATCTAGGCCCGTCACTTCGGCATAGTGCAGCATCCGGTGAATGTGGGCACTTACGACAACTAGATTCCCAGGTGCATCGGCTCCGCCTAGACCAAGCGGTATGAGGTGATGGACCTCAAGATAAGGCTTACCATCTGCTTTCTTAAAAGCGAACTTGGATCCTGTGATTTGACACTCTCCGTACAATTCTTTGAGTGATCGGGCTGCCTTCTGGTTTCTGTCTCGGATTTTAGTGATCACCTCTTTGACGGCCGGGGCAGCGGCACTGTAGTCGGCATCAAAAAGTGCGCTTGCTGCTTCCGCCTCAGTCATTTCTCGGAACTTTAGCTGCTTCTTCGATGGATCCTTTGGCGAGACTGTTCCAGAAGCGGATGCCGTACCGGAGGGTCCTGACCCAGTCGGCGGCGGGCCAAAAATCAAGGGGCCGGAAGGCGTTGTCCCCGAGGTGTTAACTGTCGCTCCGGAAGCAATGAATGGCCAATGCAGATTTGTCTCGTCAAAGTCCAAAGCGTTCGAAAACCGAATAATACCATCATCATCGGCAAACAGTGGGTCGAGAACACCAGGGATTGACCAGGCCAATGGCCGATCTTGTTCTCTCATCCATCCCGCCCAGTACGTTCCATCCGTTGCACGAATAATGAAAACCACAAGACCTTTAATGAGCGCTGCTATTTGAGGATCAGAGGAACTTGCAAGGGTGCCATTGGGACTCGGAAACCCAGTCTTTTCCGGGTGCCACGCATGTACTCTGTTGGACTTCCGGCTCGCTAGCTTTTGCTCACGAATGCTAACTGTCGTGCCGCGTCGTTGACTTATTTTGAGTGATTGCTCGGTAAGCAAACTCAGACTCTGAACTTTGAATGTCCACTGAGGAAAATCTTGGGCCATCAACTTCGGGGTGATGCCAACAAAGAAACTGGACCAATCAGCTAAAGAAACACCGCTTGTATCCACATCGATGTAGGACTGACCGCCGCCCCCCGGTTCTGCGCCGCGTTCTTTATAGATATTGAAAAAATCTGCCGACGTAATGCGCCGGAACACAAGCATAGATGCCTTCTTCAATTGGCCCTCACCCTGCTCAATATCTTTCGAGCGTTGTTATCGTTGCACCACTAGCTGGAAATCAGGATATCAGATCGGAACTACACTTCACAATGGGTCATTCCAAAACATTCCCAATAGCTTGCTCGCCCCCTGGCATGCGACTCTCCCCGCATGCGCAACTTGCTCCACCGCCTGTTCGGTCACCCCTCCACCCGTGCGTTTGACGCTGCGGGTGGTGGTCGGCGTTGGGAAGGTGCGCGGACGGTCGATGGACTAAACACCGCGATCCTATCAGGCGCAACAACGGCTGCGCGGCGGGCCGGGTGGTATGCACGGAACAATCCTTGGGTATCGGCGGCGGTCGACAGCCTAGTGGGCAATGTCGTCGGTGCCGGTATCAAGCCTCAATCCACCCATCCCGACCGGGCCGTACGCGAGCGATTGCAAGTGCTCTGGCTGCGTTGGACGGACCATGCCGATCCGGGCGGGATTGCCGATTTCTACGGGCTGCAGGCAATGGCCGTGCGCGCGATGGTGGAGGGCGGCGAGAGTTTCGCACGGCTGCGGGTCGTGTCTGATACGTCTGGCGTTCCGCTGCATATCGAGCTGCTGGATCGCGATCAGGTGCCGCTGGACCTGCACCGCGATATTGGCGGTGGTGCACGCATCCGGGCGGGTATTGAGTTCAATGGCGCGGGCCGGCGCACGGCGTATTGGGTTTCGCACGACCGGCCTGGCGATCCATTGGCGTCGCTGCGGCTGGAGCCGCTGCGCATTCCCGCCACTGATTGCCTGCATCTGTTCAAGCCACTCGCCGCAGGCCAGCTGCGCGGGATCACCTGGCTAGCGCCGGTTTTGCTGCGCCTGCACGAGCTCGACCAGTTTGAGGACGCGGCACTGGTCAAGGCCAAGGTTGCGGCGCTGTTCACGGGCTTCATCACCGATCCCGATGGCACGGCAGGTGGCCTAACAGGCACCAATACTGGCGGCGCGCTGACTGTGGGCATGGAACCCGGCAGCTTGATCCCCTTGCCGCCCGGCACCGATATCCGCTTTTCCAACCCGACAGAGAGCGATGCTTACGGCCCCTTCGTCAAGAACCATCTCCGCGCCGTGGCCGCAGGGATGGGCCTCCCCTACGAACTGGTCTCAGGCGATCTGGAGGGCGTGACCTATTCTTCCATCCGCGCTGGGCTGATCGAGTTTCGCCGCCGGGTGGAGCAGTTGCAGCACAACGTCGTCGTCCATCTGTTCTGCCGCCCGGTCTGGGAACGCTTCGTGCGGCTGGCGGTATTGTCTGGCGATCTACCCGCCCGCGATTTCGACCGCGACCCTGCGGCGTATCTCGCCTGCGAATGGCTACCGCCCAAGTTCGATTATGTCGATCCCAAGAAGGATGTAGAGGCCGAGATCCTAGCCATCAACGCCGGTCTCAAAAGCCGCCGCCAGGCGATTTCCGAACGAGGCTACGACGCCGAACAGATCGATGCCGAGATTGCCGCTGACAAGGCACGGACCGATGCGCTGGGCCTGAGCTTCGCTGCACCATCTGCTGCCAAGGAGGACATTCCCAATGAATGACACCGTCACCCTGCTGACCCGCCGCGCCGACCTGGCCCCGGCCAGTGCCGATCGGGACGCCCGCACCGTCGAGGTGATCTGGTCCACAGGTGCGCCCGTGCGCCGCCGCGACATGGCTGGTCAATACATCGAACGCCTCAGCCTCGCGCCCGAAGCCGTGGACCTGACCCGCCTGCAAGGTGCCAGCGTGCTGGATTCCCACCGCCAATCCGCCGTTCGTGATGTGCTGGGCAGCGTGCAATCCGCCGCTGTTGATGGCCAGCGCGGCACAGCGCTGATCCGGTTCTCGGCCCGGCCCGAGGTGGAACCGCTCTGGCAGGACGTTCTGTCGGGCATCCTGCGCCATGTTTCGGTCGGCTATTCGGTCGAAGAATGGGCTGAGACCACCGAGAACGGAGCACGGGTGCTAACCGCCACACGCTGGATGCCCCACGAAATTTCCCTTGTCCCCACCCCGGCTGACCCGGGGGCCCACATCCGCATGGAGACCGATATGCCCGACACCATCAATACGACCACCACCCCTGCCCCGCCCGAGACGCAGACCCGCGCCACGGTCAACACCGAGATCAGGTCCATCGCCCGCATCGCCGGGCTAGACCAAACTTGGATCGATGGCCAGATCGACACTGCTGCCGATGCCGACGCCGCCCGCCGCGCGGCCTTCGAGGCGCTGGCCAGCCGCAGCGCGCCCACGATCCGCACCGAACAGGTTCGCGTCGAGATGGGTGACAGCCAGGACGATCCGGCCCTGCGCACCCGCCAGATGGGCGAGGCCCTGTATGCAAGGATCAACCCGCGCCACAAGCTTTCCGAACCGGCCCGCCGCTATGCCTATGCAACGCCGGTGGACATGGCCAAGGAACTGCTGACGCTGCGTGGCGAATCCACTTTGGCACTATCGCCCGCGACGCTCGTCACCCGGGCGCTGCACACGACTTCAGATTTTCCCATCATCCTCGGGGATACGGTGGGCCGCGTGCTCCGCGATGCGTATCAGGCCGCGCCTTCCGGCATCCGCCGCCTCGGCCGACAGACATCCGCGCGGGATTTTCGGGCGGTGAACAAGATCATGCTGGGCGAAGCCCCTCTACTGGAAAAGCTCAACGAGCACGGCGAGATCAAGGCCGGGACGATGGCCGAGGCGCGAGAAGCCTACAAAATCGAGACGTGGGCGCGCAAGATCGGCATCACCCGTCAAGTGCTGGTGAACGATGACCTCGGGGCCTTTTCGGACCTCGCCCGCCGCATGGGCCAGGGGGCCGCCGAAACGGAGGCCCGGATCCTCGTCACCCTGCTGGAGGCCAACAGCGGCAACGGCCCAACCCTGTCGGACACCAAGGCGCTTTTCCATATCGACCATGGCAACAAGGCGGGTTCTGGCGCGGTGATTTCCGACGCCACCCTGTCCGCCGCGAGGCTGGCGCTGCGCACCCAGAAGGGCCTCGACGGGCGCGTCATCCGGGTAACGCCAAAGAACCTGCTGGTCCCGCCCGCGCTGGAGACCGTGGCGGAGAAGTGGCTGGCCACCATCGCACCCGCCACCGCCGCCGACGTGAACCCCTTCTCGGGCGCAATGTCGCTGGTGGTGGAGCCTCGCCTCTCGTCAGCCACTCGCTGGTATGTCACCGCAGATCCCGGCGAGATCGACGGCCTCGAGTTCGCATACCTCTCGGGCAACGAAGGCCCGCAGGTGGAAAGCCGCTCCGGCTGGGACGTTGACGGAGTGGAAATCCGGGTGATCTTGGACTTCGGCGCAGGGTTCATCGACCATCGCGGCTGGTTCCAGAACGTAGGGACATAAGCATGGCCGACCTCGCCCAACTCACCGCCTGGCGCGACGCCCTGATGGCCGCCCGCTATCAGGGCATCCGCACGGTTGAATACGACGGCAAGCGCGTCACCTATGCGACCGATGCGGAAATGGCGGCGGCGCTGGGCGACCTCAACCGGCAGATGTTCACGACTGGGCCGCAGCGCATCTCTGTCGTCCGCATCCAATCCACCAAAGGACTTTGAAAATGAAAAACTACATCCAGGAAGGCAGCATCATTACTGTCACTACCCCTACCGGCGGTGTCGTCTCTGACGCAGGGCTGATCGTCGGCAGTCTCTTCGGCGTTGCCCTCCATTCGTCTGCAGAGGGGGAGGCCCTCGAAGTGGCAACGGAGGGCGTCTATCGACTACCCAAGGTCAGCGCGGCGGTGCTTGCGGTCGGAACACGCGTCGCATGGGACAACACGGCCAAGAACATCAACCTGCTTGGCGCTGGGCGCTTCCCCGTGGGGATCGCCACTGAGGCCGCCGGAAACGGCACCACCATTGTTGCTGTGCGGCTGGATGGCGTGGGGACCGTCGCGGCGTAAGGATCAGACAGCGTGTTCGCCCTCGTGGAACGCCATGTCGGTGATTTCGCGGAGGCGGGCGCGGTAGTGGTCCAGCGTGCCAACATGGCCCCAGTTCACATCGTCGGGGCTGTAGTCAAAGTGGTCAGCACTGAGGGTGGCCAGCCGTACGAGTATGGTGTCGATCTCGTTCTTGGCGTTAATGAATGCGTCCAGCGCTGCGTCGTTGGTCTTGGGTATGGTGATCCCCGAGTTTGTTTTGGGTACATGACGGCTCCGCCGGTTGACTTGGATATCAAGTCAAATCTGATACGGAACTTTCTGCGAACATGCGTGATCCCCGTGTCGCATGGGTGTTGCACGGAGGAAATCGGAACGGCTGTAAGCGTTTGGAATCTTTGGGGAATGTATTGTGCTGTGTTGCAACGCAAGAAGGGCGCCCATTGGGCGCCCTGCATCGGCCTAAATCTTTGATATCTTGTTAGAAATTTTTGGTTGCGGGAGTAGGATTTGAACCTACGACCTTCAGGTTATGAGCCACAACCCATTGAAATACAGGAACCTCTTAATTTCAAGCA